GCCACGGCACCTTCGGCATCGCCGCGCCCGCGATCTCGATGATTTCGGCCTCGGGATCGTAGTTATAGTAAACGATGCCCGCGAGCAGGCGGCCTACGCGATCGATCACGCCGATGGCTTTGCAGTGCGGGCCAAAACCGCGGCGGCAATGCGGGATCAATTCCGCGACGAACTCGGCGACGATCTGATCATGGCCGTAGACATAGTCGAGCATTTGTGCTCCTTGTCGGGCCTCTAAGGGGAACAATTCGATGATTAGAATCCTCCTGTTTGCAGGATTGCTGCTTATTCCGGTTGCGGTTACCGCCAAGCCTCCGACACCTAATATCGACCGATGGATAGACCTCGCGCGCAGATGTACGCACATGGATGTCCCGGAAGGGGAAACACGCGAGCAAGTCTGTGCCACTGCTGAGAAGTTCGGGAAAAAAATGGAGGCTCGTGGCTATTGTATCTATGGACATTACGCCGTGGGCGTGAGGGGCAAGAGGTACTTCTATCCCGGCTTCGATAGCGCCGGGACTAACAGCCACTGGACAGAGCATTGTTACAGCCGACAGCATTGGTATGCTCCGTAATCATTGATTGCCTAACACTCCCTGATAGTAGCGGATCATTGCATTAGGACTGGTATCGCCCAGCGCATCAGACTGCGGGCTTGTCGTGATTGGTGTCGTGAGATCACCTTGAGCCCAGCGGTTCATCCAACTGGTATTGCCCGGCGCAAAATTGGCGGCTTGCAGGAACGCCGCCTGTTGCGCTGCCGACATATTGGGGAAATCAAGGCCTGCCTGCCGGGCCTTGTCCATGATGCCGTAATTAGCAAGGTACCCACTCGGCCCAGCATAGGCCTGGAGCTGCTGCGCCGGGGTCGCCTTAAGATAATCCTGGTAGGTCAGCCCACCGAGCTGGCCGCCAGCCCTGCCATAAGTAAAATCGCCCGGCGCCATTTGCGCCAAGCCAGCTTGTGATCCCGTCACGTTCCGTGGGTTCCATGTACTTTCCTGGTTAATAAAAGCCGCAAATGCTCCGGGGTTGGCATTGATGTTGCTGGACACATCGTTAAGCGAATTGAAATTTTCAGGTGTCTGGTATTGAGAGGGAACAAGCGTGGTGCCAGCCCATAAATTCTGTTGCGCAGACGGCATCTGGTTCATGGCACCGAACGGCGAGGGCAGCCACCCGGCTTCTGGAGAATAATAGAGACCGGCGCCACCACCTCCCCATTGCCCGGTTTGCGGGTCGGTCGATGACGGCATTTGCGGCGCCGGCGGGTACGTGCCGGGTGGGGTAAAAGCATATCTGTTAACCGCGTCAATCGCCGACTGTTGGGGTTGCTGCTCGCCACTGTAGCCTGGCCAGCCGCCGCCCTGCAGAGAATTGTACTGGTTCAGCCACCTGTTGTACTCGACCGGATCGTCTATCGCCTGCTGCTGGCGACCTGGTGAGCTGGGATTGTCAGCCGAGATACCGCCGCCAAACCCGCCGCCACCACCGAACGCGCTGTAGCCGCCGCCGCCCTGCAGGGAGTTATACTGGTTCAGCCACCTATTATATTCGACTGGATCATCTATCGCCTGCTGCTGGCGGCCTGGTGAGCTGGGATTATCGGCCTGGATACCGCCGCCTGCTCCAAAATTGCCGAACCCGCCATAGTTTAAACCCATGCCGGGACTTTGTCCGACATTGCCGTAAGCGGACTGGAACGGATAGCCACCACCACCGCCCTGCAGGGAGTTATACTGGTTCAGCCACCTGTTATACTCGACTGGATCATCTATCGCCTGCTGCTGGCGACCTGGCGTGTTGGGATTATCGGCACCGCTGGGCGCAAAAGATCCGCCCATGCCGCCACCCATCGAACCAAAATACGGATCGTAACCGGGCGAGCCAGCAAATGCCCGGCCATAGCCGAGATCGCCGGGAGAAGTTGGTTGCATTCCAAGACTGTTCAATTGCGCCTGAATGCCGGAATAAAGCGATGCCTGATCGTAGGGGGGTGTATTTTGGGGAACGGAAGAAAAGCCACCGCCGCCATAAAAAGTTGACGGATCGAAGTTTGGATTACCGCCACCGCCGCCGCCTCCGAACGGAGAGGGGAGCCAGCCGGCTTCCGAAGAATAGTAACTGCCGCCACCACCACCGCCGCCGCCGCCGTCATAGCTGGGGGTGGGCTGCGGCGTGTAGTTCTGATAGGGGTCGCCGCCGGTGCTTGGATTATAGCCACCACCGCCGCCGCCGGGCATGACGTGAAATCCGGTACCGGTAGCGTATTGCGCGTAAGGATCATACGGCGCTGCCGGATTACCGCTGCTGTCGGTAGTGCCACCAAACCCGCCGGTGTCGCGACCATAAGCGGCACCGAGCGCGGAATAGTAGTCGGTCTGCTGGCCGAAATTATTGAAGGTATTGTTCAGGGCGGCCTGGTTCTGGGCAGCAGCAGCCGCCGTCTGGGCAGCAAGCTGGGCGCCATAATCGACATAAGGTGTGTAGCCACCCGGTTGCATGCCGACGAGGCCGCCACCAACAAAATCTACCATTTGTCAGCCCTCTCTGGCTCACACGTTGACGCCGAGAACCTCGTAGGTCGCGGCGATCGAAATCAGTTCGACGTTCGGCTTCGCCTGCTGCGCCACCGTCACCTGCACGACAGGCGCATGCGAATAACCGGTAGCACCGATCGAGACCCAGCCGGTGTTGCGCACTGGAGGCGTCGAGACATAGGCCTGGTCCCATTTCATCTGATCCCACAGTCCCTGGTCCCAGACCTGCGCCGGCCCCGGATCGGGACCAGGCGGCGGCGGCGTCGGCAGAACAACCACATAGTCGGTGGCCGCCGATAGCTGCGGCTGGAACGGGTCTTGATTGGAGGCCGAGAACGAGGCCCGCGCCTGGTGCCAGACCACGGTCTGCGGCGGCGCCTGGAACATCTCCCAGCCGCCGACCAGCACCGCGGTGTAGGGCACGCCATCGTCATAACCGGTGCGGTCGGCCTGCATCACGATGCCGTCCTGGTTGCCGAAGAACATGTCGCCGCGCATGCGGATGAAGCAGGTAGCGTCCCAGCCGACAAATCGCGCCCAGGCGCCGGTAGCCGTATTAATGCCGGCGCAGTAGCGGTTGCCGGGCGAGCCGCCTGGCCAGGTGACGAAGATGCCGCCGTACTCGTCCCACCGCTTCATGGACCACGACCACGACCGCTTGGCGGCGACCTCGTCGCGCCACATCGGCTTGATCGGCATCGTGATCATGCTGAGATCGAGTTGTGCGCTTTCCTTGGTGATCGCCGCCGACATCGGCGTAATGCCGTCGACGGTGGCAACCAACAGATCGCCGCCGATGCTGAGATGCGCGTTCATGCCCATCGGCACGGCGATGTTGTAGCGTCCCTCCTGGCGCCAGTTCGAGGCGTTGGAGGGATCGGTGCCGGTGAAGATCAGGGTCTCGCCCTGGTCGGTACCGAATACGCACTTCTCGTCAATGCCGTCGCCGGCATCGAGCGACCAGGTCGCGCCCCACAACAGCTTGCCGCCCTTGGTCGCGGCGCCCGACAGCGGGATCAGGTTAAGCTGGCCCTGATTGGCGTTGATCGGCAGGTACCATGCATTCATGGTGCCGCCTTCGATGAAGAACCAGCGGTTGCGATATTTCCAGACGTAAGTGAGGTTGTGACCGGTGGCGCAGGATGGCGGCGGCGTCACCGCGGGATTGGTGGTGATCTGCGAAGCGTTCAGCGTGATCCAACTCGAGCCGTCGAAGCGCAGTGGATAGTCGCCGGCATCGTTGACCACCAACAAATAGTCGCCGGAGGCGTTCGCCAGTTGCGAGGCGCAGTAATTACCGGACAATTGCCCCGACTTCACCAGCACCGGGGTAGCAGCGGTGACGTCGAACAGTTTGGTGTCCTGTCCGGCAAATATTTTCTGCACGTTGCCGCTGGCATATTCGAACGCCGAGATCACCGGCTTGCGCAAGGTCGAGGGCACCGGCGGCACCGTTGTATCCAGGGCATGCAGATCGCAGTAGCGGATGCAGCCGCCGCGCAACTGCACGCCGCGCAGGGTCGGTATCCAGTTGTCGCAAATGATCGCCCCGCCCGGCTTCATATAGGCGAAGTTCTCATTGAGAATAATGCCGCGGGTCGGCGCCGGCAGCGTGATCGCCTGCAGTTGCTGCGCCGCCTGCTGCGGCACCGCCTGGCGACGAAAGGCTTGATGAATACTCACTGATCGACCTCTTGTCGTATCATGGCGTCGGCACCGGCCAGGGATAGGCGATGCCGGCGGTCGACAGCGCCGAGATCGGCGCGCGGTCGACCAGGATCGGCGACGGCTTGTCGGCGCCCTCGGCGGTCACCAGCGCATCAGCGAAAGTGCCCATGTCCTCGGCGTAGGCCGATCCCTTCATTGCCTTCCACTGCCACAGCATGCCGAGTTTTAAGAGCCGCTCATCCAGCGCAAAGCTGTCGCCGTCATCGACAAAACTGTCGCCGAAGCCGCCGGCGTTCAGCTTGACGCAGTTCTTGTCGAGGTAGGCAAAACTCGCGGTGACGGTGGAGCCGAGGATCGGCCAGAACAGCATCTGGCCGCCGATCATGGTCCACTCGCCCCAGGGCGAGAACCGGTTCAGCATCCTCCGCTGCATCCACTCGTCGGTGTCG